AACCCATAATAGTCTACCCTGCAACCGTAATCAATACGGCTCTCTCCTTTATATGTGTCTCCATTGGATACTTCATTGAGAGGTATGGAGACTTCTGTCATGTTTCACACCGTGGTACGCTTGTATCAGAGGCGTGGTGTAATCTGTTCAATATAAACGATGTTTTCTTTTAGATAGGGTAAGCACACCGCAAAGCTTACAATAAAACCTCCACATAAGAGCCTAGCAAATCTTACGTTTCAACGGTTAACGAAAATGTCACAAAAACTATATACTATTCGTGACAAAATCTCAGCTCAACCTACACAAAGGATAGGAGAGTAAATATATGGTTATCCGATATTGCAGTGTTTTACAGATTCATCATCCAACCATATAAACACCTTTCGAAACGTGCCTCCTCGGAATAGGGCTACACCAGTACCATTATGCACCTACGTATTTAGGTCTTTTCGTTGACCACTTATATGGGTTTAACGTCTCCATAGCGACAGTAACCAATATGATTACATAACGTCCACCGTTTTAACCTTTCAACCTATTTCCCGGTTTTCGCTGAAAATGAAAAGAACGGCATTGATGTAGACATCGCTACCGCTGAAAAAACCTTTGGCTTTTCGTTCATAATCCACCGTTATAGCATAGGTCGTGGGACACCTACCGCACCGCACTTGGATTTCTCCTCACACTTTCTTGCCAAAGTAAATGACTACTAAAGCTCTCACTTGAATTTTAAGATGGACGAGATTTCCCATCAGTAGAGTTATTGCGCATTACGGCAACTTCGCTTACCTCGGTACTGTCGGTTGAGGTTGCCGACTCCTATATAATTCCCACGCTACCAGACGGGCTGCTTAGAAACGATCAAATGTTTCTGATTATTTGGTTGGGAATTAAATATTAACCATTCTCACTTCTTCCGCGACTTCGTTCTCCGGAATCCGTTAATTCTCCGACATCTGATTTACGTGGAGCGCCTTGTCCAATTTCAGAAGTATACCCATCTTCAGTACCACTTTGGGTATAAGATGAATTTAGAGGACGAAGTTTATCACTAAGACCTAACAATTCTTCTTCTACATAATTCATACATATAGTATCTTTTTCACTAAATCCATTAAGTGTATTTATAGCTAATTTTGTTGGTAATCCATATTGACCAGATGAAAGAAGCTGTTCTCTATAGTCTGACTTTGTATATGTTGAAATTGGCATAAACCGCACTTTACAATCATCTGCACCCTCATAACTAAGCATCCTCATTACCCAAGATTGTATTTGTGGTAGAAGAGAAGAAATAGCAAATTCTGTGTTAGCAATGGTAGCCATCTTAAATGCATAGGTATTATTGATGGTAGCACCATTAAGTATTTCAGCACCGCCAGCTGTATTCAATACTTGCTCTGTAGCTTTAGCAACCTTAGTAGTATCAGTAGCTTTATCATCACCAAAACTTATTTCATGCAATTGTCCAGGAACAATAGCAGTAGCTATATAATCTGGAATACTATCATTAAGCTTATCAAAGTATGGTAAAGAAAGAGCTGGATCAATTTTCCAATCATCTATTTGCTTCGATCCAGTTATGGTTTCTAATTCGTACCACAGAAGCTTGTACACACTAGCCGCATCCCCTGCTGCTTGAATATCCTCAAGATCAGCAAGGTTTATAATACTATTGAATATGCCGCTCCAAGGACTGACTATTACATCCAAATCTTCAATCCTAAACTTCATACAAACTTGATACTTAGGATCTATTAATTGCCACTTTTCACCAGTGCTTTGATATTTTTTCCAAACATCTTCAAATACTTCTGGTATGTATTCAATAAGTTCTTGTCTATTTCTTAGCCATGAAGCATCAAAAAAATAAGACAGATCACCTGTCATAAATTTTCCAGCTATCTTACAATAATCAGCTGGCAATTGCATATGAAATACTCCAGTATCATCATGAATATAGATACCATAATAAATATCTTGAACAAAACAAGTAAATATTATTGGATAAAATTCTTGTTGTAATCTCATTATTGAAACTGCATCAAGAGTGTTTTGATAAGATTTCATTATCTTATCAGCATTATTTTCTTTAACTAAATCATATTTAGGAATAATACTTCGACAATCTAAACAAAACATTTCACTAAAGAAATGAACAATCCTATAAAACACATGAGACCTATACAGAAGGTACCAGGCTAACGCTCGTAAATTCTTTTCTTGAGATCCAATATTCTGTAAATATTGCCTTAATCTTTCTTTATCAAAAGTAGTAATTGTTTTATTATAAGTCTTACCAATTTCTCTTAATTGTCTAAGCATCTTATCTTTATTTTCAGTAGCAAAATTTGTAACCATATCTAAACGGTCTTTATTTTTGCTATACCAATCTTTTATTTCAGCCACCGTCGGCTGCTTAGGTGCATCAGACACCTGCGTTGTTTTTGTTCGTGCCACACTGCACCTCCTTTATCTGCCCACTATTTTTGCTGGGCGAATTGTTAATTTTGATAGTAAATCGTTAGCATCAGTTTTAGGTTTGAGTCCTTTACTTAGTTCCTGTAAAAGAGCGTAACCATATTGAAGAGAAGAATATCTATCTTTTCTCATTCCCGTTTTTTCTTTAACTTTTATCAAACCATTACTTGTGTCGTGTGTTAAATTTATTAACTCATTAATCAATAACGTAGTTTGAATATATGGCATTCGCATATTAACTTGCTGAACCTCAGAAAGTTTTCCATAACCACGTATTTTTGATAATTTTTCTTCTATATTTGTATCGCTTATTAAAAGATTTATATATCCATTTTGAAATCCAGCTCTTAAAGCGAGAGTCATATCATTATTGCTACGAGCGTTTGCTTTAATAGCGTATACCACCTTTGGAGCATTCTTAACCTTGCATCTATCCTCAAGATCGGGATTATTCATTACGTTTAATGCACCATATGTTTCGTTATATAAAGGATCGTACCTATCAGATCCCATAATATAATCAAGTACCGACTGTCCAATCAGTTTGTTATCTTATAAGCTTTTTATCTTATAAATCTAATAGTTTTATTCCTATTAGTTCAGCATATCTTTTTATCTTCATTGTTGAGGAATTGATTTAATTGTTTTGTAAACTGATATCCCAAATCTATGTATCGTTTAGTTGTTTTTGAATTCCATTTGATTTTAGTTGTTTTACTAATTAACATATTTTACCTCTTTTCTATATAAAATAAAAAAGAGGTGGTCGGTATTTATCCGACAAATCCTCTTTTAAAGATAGAGCGACCTCGTGGGTGCATTATATTCTGTATTACAGGTTCAGCACCTATGCGTTGCCCCTGACTGTACTTTTAAATACAGCCTTCGGTTCGGATTAGCATCTCAGCCTCCCCGCTTAATTTCGCTCTTTTCATTATATTGTTTCCAATATAAGCGGCATTTCTACCGTTAGCATCTATAGCTAAATAATCACAATCATACTGATAAAATCTTCTCATGGTTTCTAACCCAAGTTCTTCAGTAGTCAATCCCTCACAAGTATCAATATTAATTATATTATCTATATATTCATTTGAACTCGTAGGAATACCTGAATGCAAAATAAAAGCACTCGCATCGTTATCATGTTTCTTTGATGCTAAGAGTGCTATATCCAATGATAATATTCGGATTTCATCATCTTTTTTTTCTGGCAATTTTTGATTATTGATTCGATAATAATCTAAATTAAAAATGCAATCGCCAACATTTCTTTGTGCTTCCAAAACTTTATAATCAAACAAAGCGTTATCTGCGCTTCCGTAAAATATTCCCATCCTTTCCATGCTAAATGATATATCTGAAAAGGTAGCCTCTGACATTTCATTTAAAATAGATTGTCTCATTAATAATCCTTCTTTTATACTAAGCATATATGGTAAATCGCATACAAAATAATTTAGATTTGGGTTTAACATATTTGCCGTATATGCTTTTACTTTCTCATACATTTCAGATGCTGAATAGAAGGCACTACTTAAATAAAACTCTTTATTCATTTCCCTGAGATGAGAATATTCTTGTTTATGTAAATATCCCGGTTGAC